GATAGATTATGAAAAGTATGATATATGATTTTGAAACATTCGGAACTAACCATTCTGAATCTGCCGTAGTATCACTTGCGGCATTAGTGTTTGACTCAAATAAATTTACTACCGATGGTGGTTACACATATGAAGAGCTTCTATTAAATGTAGCTAATGTTAAGTTTGATGTTGCAGATCAGGTTCAGAATCATGGCCGCACTATTAACCCAGATACTTTAAAGTGGTGGGGTGAACAGTCACTAGAAGCTCAAAAACAATTAAAGCCTTCTAGTGATGATATGTCAATTAGTAAATTAGAGTCTTGGATTACATCAATTGCTAACCCAGAAACTATAGAAAGAGTTTACACTAGGGGTAATACATTTGACCCTATGTTCTTACATTCTATTATAGGTTATGATCCGTATCCTCATTGGAAACTTCGTGACACTAGGTCAGTTATTGAAGGTATGACACTTTTTAATACATCTATGAAAAATGGATTTATGGTCCCCGGATTAGAAGATAAGTTTATTCCCCATGATGCAAAACATGATGTTGCCATGGATGTAATGAGAATGCAATTTTTAATGCAGGAGATGCTATGAAATATTTACTATCATTTATTATTCTGTTTGGTACTCCTACATCAGTACAGGCATCAGACGAAAATGGTGAGATATTTTGTCTAGCTAAGAATATGTATTTTGAAGCTGGTAATCAGCCAATCGCTGGTAAGATTGCAGTCGGCCATGTTGTAATGAATAGAGTATATTCTATGTCATATCCAGACACTGTATGTGACGTAATATATCAAGCTAAGTGGCACGATAACTGGAAAGGAACAACTGTTCCGGTTAGAAATATGTGTCAGTTTTCTTGGTTCTGTGATGGTAAATCTGATATACCAGAAGATAGTGCTACATGGATGCATTCAATAATGGTTGCAACTTCATTCTTAAATGGAGATTGGCAAGATATCACTGAAGGGTCTACACATTATCATGCAGATAGTGTTCATCCATATTGGGCGGACTCTCTAAACCAAACAGTAATAATTAATAATCACATTTTTTATAAATAAGAGGTAATAATATGAAAATGATAGGAAACAATGTCTTAATAGTAGAGACAGAAAAAGAAGCCACATCATCAGGTGGTATTATATTAACGGAATCAATAGACAAAGGTAGTAAACCTGGTCTAGTTCTAGCAGTAGGTGGTGGTGCTCTCGGCACAGTAATGTCCGGTAATAGAGTATTCCTTGATTGGAGTAAATCATTACCAGTGAACGTAGAAGGAAAGGCCGCAGTTATTATTGATGTAGAACACATTAAAGCAATAATAAACGAGGACTAATGATATATGAAGTCCAAGTTTAAATTAGCTTTTATGGACTGTGCAGAGAGATTTGCACAGCTATCTTCAGCCAAACGAGCTCAAGTAGGGGCTATTATTGTAAAAGATAATAGGATTATATCTATTGGTTATAATGGAATGCCTAGTGGTTGGGATAATGTGTGTGAAATATCAGATAAGACTCGACCAGAAGTATTGCATGCAGAGGCCAATGCAATTACTAAGATGGCTCGATCTTCGGAAAGTTGTGAAGACGCAGTTATGTTCTGTACTCATATGCCTTGTATGGATTGCGCAAAGTTAATCTACCAGTCTGGTATAAGTAAATTTTACTATAAACATGATTATGTAGCCGCTAAAGGTACAGGCAAAGCATTTTTAAATGAATGCGAAATTGAAATGGAGCAAATATGAAAGTAGGAATAACCTGTTCGACATTCGACCTATTACACTCGGGTCACTGTGCAATGTTAAGAGAGGCCAAGACACAATGTGATTACCTCATTTGTGCACTACAAAACGACCCATCGGTCGATAGACCACAGAAAAACAAACCCGTTCAGAATATCGTAGAGAGACAAGCACAACTTGCTGCTATCAGATATGTAGATGAAATTCTAGTATATAATACCGAAGACGAACTACGTGATATTCTAAGTATGTATCAGATTGACGTCAAGATTATGGGTGAAGAGTATAGAGATATAGACTTCACTGGTAAAGATATATGCCAGAAACGTGGTATCGAATTCTACTTTAATAAACGTGATCATAGATTTTCTACATCAGATCTGCGAAAAAGAGTTGAAGAAAACACTTTACAAAGCAACTAAAGTGTGTTATAATATATACTTATTAACCAGGAGAACATATGCCAAGTATTAATTTGCGTCCCAGACCAAATAGAAACCCTAAGGATAAAAGACCCCCAAGGGAAATGCCATTTGACGTGGCCCTTAGAAAATTTAAGAAAGCAGTAGAACGTGCTGGAACCTTACAAAAAGTAAGAGAAAAAGAGTTCTATGAAAAACCAACATCAAAGAGAAAGCGTAAGAAAGCAGAGGCCAAGTCACGGTGGAAACGTCAAGAGCGCTCTTTACAATTAGGACCAGAAAAGTCCAGGAGAAGAAAATAATGTCTATAATGGATAAACTAAAAAAGAATTCAAAGATTAAAACAACCGAGGTGTTGGAAAAATCTATATTCTTTACTGAAAAAGACCAAGTAGCCACAACAGTACCTATGGTAAATGTTGCACTATCCGGTGATATGGATGGTGGTCTTACTTCGGGACTTACTGTACTTGCGGGCCCTAGTAAACACTTTAAAACATCATTTGCCTTACTGATGGCAGGTGCGTATATGAAAGAACATGATGATGCTGTAATGTTATTCTACGATTCAGAGTTTGGGTCACCCCAATCATATTTTGAATCTTTTGGTATTGATACCAGTAGAGTATTACATACACCGATTACGGATGTAGAACAGCTAAAGTTTGATTTAGTGAGTCAGTTAGATAATATCACACGTGGTGATAAAGTAATTATTGTAATTGACTCTATCGGTAACCTTGCTTCTAAGAAAGAACTAGAAGATGCACTCAATGAAAAGGGTGTTGCAGATATGTCAAGGGCCAAAGCATTGAAAGGGCTATTCAGGATGGTGACTCCTTATCTCACTATGAAGAATATCCCTTTACTTGCTGTGAATCATACATACCAAGAAATCGGCCTCTTTCCTAAAGCTATCGTATCAGGTGGAACAGGTATCTACTATTCCGCAGATAACATTTGGATTATCGGTCGTCAACAACAGAAACAAGGAACAGAAATCAAGGGGTATAACTTCGTGATTAATGTAGAGAAGTCAAGATTTGTTAAAGAGAAGTCCAAGATTCCAGTCAGTGTGACTTGGGATGGTGGTATCTCCGAATTCGGCGGATTACTTGATGTTGCCATGGCTGGTGGTTATGTAGTAAAACCTACTATGGGTTGGTACGCAAGAGTTGACCATACCACTGGAGAGATTGTAGAACCTAAGGTGCGTGAAAAGAATACACAAACTAAAGAATTCTGGGATCCTATTCTTAATGAAACAGACTTTAAAAAGTTTGTCAAGTCTCACTACCAGATCGGCCACAAACCAATGCTGGAAGTTGAAATAGACATTGAGGAAGAATAATGGCCAACTATATAGAACCAACCGAATATGCATATGTAGAAAATGATTCATCCGAATTTTGGGGTATTAAGTTTAAGAATGATTCTCCTTACTCGGGTGTGGTTGTAGTCTACGGTACTGTATCAATCAAAGAGTCCGAAGAGCTAGATTCTGCAACATTATCATTTTCATATAATGTGCAAGATTCTGGGCCTCATAACGTAGATGAACTAGAATCATCCGAAGATTTTAAAAATTATTTGGGTGATATTCTACATAGTATAATTAATGATGAAGTAACTACGAAGGAAAAGAATGGACATAACAAACCAGCTACCCACACATATACTGAATCATCTTCTTAATAACGAAGATTACTGCAGACGTGTAATACCATATCTGCAAAAAGAGTATTTTGAAGGTACACATAAAACAGTTTTTGACCTTATAGTCAAGTTTGTTGCCAAACACAATAAACTACCTACGGGTAAGATACTGGACCTTGAGCTGAGAAAGATTCAAGCACCGGATGATATTCTAAATAATGCTGCAAAGTTAATTAATGAAATTCGTGCCAAGTCTGACGTAGATACCGATTATCTAATTGCCGAATCAGAAAAATGGTGCAGAGATAGAGCAGTATATAATGCGATTATGAACTCTATCCAAATCATTGATGGCAAAGATGTGGAGAAAACTGAGGGTGCTATACCAGAGATATTATCTGAAGCCCTCGGTGTTTCCTTTGATCAAGCTATTGGTCACGATTACATAGATAATTCAGAAGACCGTTATGAGTTCTATAATAGAACCGAAGAGAGAATACCTTTTGACTTGGATTACTTTAATAAAATTACCAAGGGTGGTTTACCCAATAAGACACTGAATATTGCTCTTGCAGGAACTGGTGTTGGTAAATCATTATTCATGTGTCATTGTGCAGCATCTGTGCTTGAACAGGGTAAGAATGTTCTATATATTACTATGGAAATGGCTGAAGAAAGAATTGCAGAACGTATTGATGCTAATCTTATGGACTTACCTATTCAACAATTAGAAAATCTACCTAAGAATGTATTTGATACTAAGATACAGAAGATAGCCCAGGCATCTATTGGTAAACTAATTATTAAAGAATACCCTACGGGTTCTGCACACACCGGACACTTCCGTGCATTACTCAATGAATTAAAACTGAAAAAGAACTTTAGTCCGGATATGATTTATATTGACTACCTAAACATATGTGCATCAAGCCGTATGAAAGGCATGGGTGGAAGTATAAATAGTTATACCTACATTAAAGCCATTGCAGAAGAAATGCGTGGCCTTGCTGTAGAGTTTAATGTTCCAATAGTTTCGGCAACACAGACTACTAGGTCAGGATTTAGTAATACTGATGTCGGACTAGAGGATACATCGGAATCATTTGGATTGCCAGCAACGGCTGATCTTATGTTTGCTCTTATATCTACAGAGGAACTAGAAGAATTAGGTCAATTGATGGTGAAACAATTGAAAAACCGATACAACGATCCAACCACTTATAAGAGATTTGTAATTGGCGTAGATCGAGCCCGCATGAAATTATATGATGTTGAAGAATCTGCCCAAGCCGATTTGATTGGTGACGGCAGTTCTATCCCCGATAAACCTATTGCAACGTGGGGTGATAGAGAAAATAAAGACACGTTTGCAGACTTTAATATATAGGAGAATATATGAATATAGTAAAAGATTGGGTACTCGCAAGATTACCAGAAAGAACTTCATGGGACGGAGCTACTTTAATCGCAATTTGCGGTTCAGTAATTCTATTTGGAGGAATTGCCAAACTACTTGCATGGGCAGGTCTAGCTTGGGGAATTTACACATTGGTGCAAAAAGAAGGCTAAATCATAACATGATGAATGTGAAACTTATATCATATAGTCAACCACCTGCAGGCAGCGAGTTATCAGACGACCTCCTGCAGATGGTTGCATATTGCGCCAGGGTATCTAATCCTGGTAATCAAAGCAATGAAAAGACAGCTGAAAAGCTAGTAAAATATCTAATCAAACATAAGCATTGGTCACCATTAGAAATGGTCAGTGCTTGCCTAGAAATAGAAACCACCAGGGATATCGGTAGACAAATACTAAGACACCGTTCGTTTTCTTTCCAAGAGTTTTCTCAAAGATATGCAGACCCAACTAAGGATATGCACTTTATTACACGTGAAGCTCGATTGCAGGATACAAAGAACAGACAGAATAGTATAGAAATCCCTATGGAAGATTCTATTAATTACGTATGGGAATCATATCAAGAAGTTGTTATCGAAAGATGTAAACAAGCATATGAATGGGCTGTAGAGGCTGGAATTGCAAAAGAACAAGCAAGAGCTGTACTACCCGAAGGACTTACAATGTCACGTATGTATGTTAATGGTACTCTTCGTTCGTGGATTCATTACATTCAACTTCGCGCAGAGAATGGCACGCAGAAGGAGCACATAGAAATTGCAAAAGCAGTGGCAGATATTATCTATAAAATATTTCCACTAGACGATATTATTTGTTGACAAATGGTATTGAGTGTAGTATAATATTATACATAAATTAAAGTTCTATGCGCTTGTAGCTCAACTGGATAGAGCATCGGCCTTCTAAGCCGAGGGTTGCAGGTTCAAGTCCTGCCAGGCGCGCCAATTTACAACAAGAGGAAAGGAAATGAGGTATTGTGATTACAATTTTGAGATTAACCATCGAGGTTTAAAACTAGTAGATGAAGGCCCTCCTGAAAAATGGGAGAGGGTAGATATTAACCGTATTCCATTAGAAGTAGGTGATACCTTTGTTTTGGAATTAGATGATAAGAACCGTGTGTTCTTTAAACGACAACCACCTTACCAAACCGAAATTGAGTTTAAATTTTAATGGAGATTAATGCTGCAATGCCAATATATACACCACAGTACACTAATATTCAATACAAACAGATAACAGTTACTGTGAATGGCGAGATTCAAAGTCATACTATATTTACCTACGATTCTAATGGTAGATTAATAGAAACCGTCGTCCGTAAACACGAAATTGACGTTATATTGTAAAATAATTGCAATTAATTGCAGAAAAGTGTTGACAAAGGTGTTCGTCCGTAGTATAATATACCTATATTAAATGATAAGGAGAATTAATATGAAGAACACATTTTTTGAACAGAACATCACAGAAGTCAATAACTATCTGACTAAGATTAAAGCTGACTACCATGCATGGCAAGATAGATGCAAAGACGGTTGTCCTGAAGTTAAAGACAAAATGTTTGATGAATTTTGTGACGGAGTATCTTATAGTGCAGGTA